TCACCATTTTGTTTTTCCGTCTCTGAATTTCCCGTAGTCAAAGCGACCTGATCGGATTGACTGAGGCGAGGTCTTGGTGGCCGGCGTGGTTGCGATGGACATATTGGCCGCGCTGGCCGGGATGTTTTGGGTTGCTTGGGCATGGGGTGCTTTCTTGTTTTCCTCGCGGCGGCGTTCACGATAGAGCGCGTTCCGGAATTCAACGTGGCTCATGTGCAGGCCATCGGCCGCCAGTGCCTCGATGATTTGGGCGTGCCTGACTCCGCGTTCTATTGCCGCCTTGATTTGTGGTAGGAGGCTGCGGAATCGTGCCGCTTTGCTCTCGCCTGTTCCTGCTAGAGCCGCAAGCAACTGGTTGGCGTCTGGTTTGCTCATGGGGGCTAACAAACTGCTCACTTTCCGCTAACGGGACGCTTTCGGCGCGCTCACAAACTGCTAACGGCCGGTGACGCGTGCTAACGGAAATGAGCGTAAAAAAACGGCTGGTTAATCCCAGCCGTTGGCGGTGTCGGCGCGCAGGTAGATCCGTTCTGCACGGTCGTTGATTCGTTGTCTTGTGCGATTCCTGCGGGTGGCCATTTCTGGCGGTAGGCCCGGAGGGGCAAAGACGCGCAGCAGCTGTTCGCGTCGATGCATCTGCCGCACGATGTAATGGCGCAGGCTCATTCCATTTCGTCTATCAACTGCGCTTGCTCTGCAATGGCTTCTCTGAGCCAAGTGAGCGAGGAATCCAGATTGTCGGCCATGGCTTCCAGTGATTGGCCGTGAGCGGATCGCAGCTGACTTTCCGGCATTTCGCTGATTGCCTTGCGGGCCTCGTTGAGTTTGGCTTGCAGTTGCTCTTGCAGCTGCTCAAGCCCTTGCTTGAAGGCTTCCAGCGATGTCTTGTCCAGGTGGTGCATTTTTCATTCTCCTTAGATTCGGCAGCGCATGGCTGCATCCGATAACGTCCAATTGGGCGCTATCGGGTGCAGGCTTATGCCGACCAGCGGTTCAGGGACGCGCACGTTGTTTATCGTGCGGCTGGCCGGCATAAGCTTGGTGTCCATGCCTGACTATGTCGGGCATGCGGTTACGGCATCGGAACGGATGCCGTGACGTTTTCATAGATTGTTAATGAGCGGTCTACTTAAAGTAGGTTTGCACATTTTACAATCAAAAGTAGATGTGTCAACTAAAAGTTCATTTAAATGAACTTTATTTCTTCGCTTAGATGGTTCTATTCTAGGTAAGTTGTTATTATTCATTAACTTAGGATGTGTTGGCTGGTTGGCCTGCGCGTCAAGCCCTATTCTTTGGAGGGAAATTGTAGGTTGCAAGGTATATGCGAATGACACCGGAAGTTGTTTCGATGTTGCGAGAGGTGACGCCTTTGGCCATGGCCCAGCTGGTGCCCTGGCAGCGGTCGTTGCTGGCAATGTCGGATCAGGATGATTTGAGGGCGTTCTTGCTTGGGCTGCAGTACAGCTTGCCTGGCTCGCCTCCTTTGCTGCTGGCCAGGATGTCGCGTGACATCCCGTCACGAACACCTATCTTGGCTATCGATTTGGGATGGCCAGGGCGTTGGCTCGACTTGTATCGGCGTCGCTCATGGCATGAGGTCGATCCGGTGATCTTGGCCGGGGCGGGGAGGCCGATAGTATGGTCCGACGAACTGGTGCCGCAGGAAGGTGATAGTAGGCGGCTGCGTGATTTCAAATCAGCCTGCAAGCGGGCAGGGATGATGCATGGTCTGACCTATATTGCGGATCGTGATGAATGTAGGGTGATCATTTCGATGATCGGTGAATCGGTCGAGCGCGAGGCTTACACGAGGCAGATGCTGTCTTTGTTGCTGCCGTCCCTGGCAGATGTTGCCGCCCGCGTATTGGCGCGGGATGCACGAATGGCTAAGTTTACGGATAGAGAAAGGGAGGTTTTCGACTTGCTGGTATGGGAGGGGCTAACGCAAAAGGAGGTGGCCAAGCGCCTGGACATTGGCCTGAGTACGGTAAAGCTGCACCTGAAAAATATGAGAAAGTTACATGGAGTCAAGACTTTATCTCAGCTTGCGTATCGAGTTGCCGCTGTGGAAGGGAGTTAGAGAATCGTTGAAGTAAGTACAAACACGTAATTAGACGAAAGTCTAGTTTTGCTCGTTTGTTTGAACGCGTATAGTTCGCGCTGCATCTTCGAACTACCCAAAAAGCAGAAATAAAAATGCACAAAAATACGGAAAACACAGAGTTAGTTGCTGAGATACGAGTAAGAATTAGAAGTGATGGCAGCATTCTTGTTGACGAGTGGGGCGATGCCTCGCGCGCGTGGGCCTTTATGCTCAGTTCGGCGTCTATGATGGCGCAGCGTCGTCCCTTGCCTGCAAACGCGGCATAGGAAATTACCCTGAATAGAAAAAGCGGCCAACTGGCCGCTTTTACTTTTTCTTCTGCAGGGTGTCCGCCAAGCCTCTCAAAAAGTCCGCTAGCGCGTCGTCGCCCTGGGCGACTAGCCAACTGGCCAGTTCTTTCGGGTCGGATATGGCAATGGTCCGATCCGGGGGCGTGGTCGGTTCTGCCATGGGGGCATCGTGTCGGGTGATGGTGATGCTGGGGCTGGTCACGGTGATGTCTGCCGTGAAGCTGCCATATTCCAAATCTGCTGGTTTTACGCCAAAGAGTTCGGCTAGCTTTGCAAGCTTTTCCGGACGCGGTCGGGCTGCGCCGCTCATGTAGCGCCGCATCATCTCGTAAGTGACTGGAACCTGCGTGGAAAACGCCTTCGGTGCGAGGCCGTGCAGCTGCATTAGGGTGCAGATGTTCCGGGATAGCTGCGTTTCAGTGTTCTTTTCTTCAACCATAAGTTGAATGTTATCTGGATTAGGTAGCATGGTCATGTCTATTTAAGGTTGCTTTTTATGAACTTTGGATCGATAATCCCGGCCCATGAAAGAAGCAACACCTATTGACGCCGTTTTTGCCTTGCTGGATGGACCTTCCGCTGTCGGTCGTGCTCTCGGTGTAACGCCGTGGGCAGTCTGCAAGTGGCGGGTCAAGGTTCCTGCAGGTCGCTGTATCGACTTGGAAAAACTCACTGACGGACGTGTCCGTTGTGAGTCCCTGCGGCCCGATATCGATTGGGCCTATCTGCGCGGGACCGCCCCTCTGCGGTATCGACTCCAACTTAGATTACTCCTCGTTCCCTTGCTGTCAGCGGGAGCGCTTGCCGGCGTGTCCGGCTTTTTTCTTGCGCGGGGTCGCCTGTTGCGGCCTCTGTAAATGACATTGGTAAATATGCTATCTGGAATGAACATGAATTGCATGCGCCATAGTTCGCACAAAACGCCAATAGCGGTGATACGGGATTACGTAGACCTTTGGCGCAAGCAGGAGGGCTTGAGCCGTCAGGCTGCAGCCGCCCGGATGGTGGAAACCTATTTAGTCATGGGTTTCGAACGCGTGTGGCCCATTGATTTCATGGTGGAGGGCGATGCGTATCAGGTGCTTAAGGCCAATTCGGATCGGATATGGCGTTGGCTGGATGATCAGATGAAAGAAAAGAACCTGCTCAATTGCAATGCCATGCCGGTGGTCCTGATGACATTGCCGCTGAGCATCCGCTTGCAGTGCTTGACCGAGTTGCTGGCGCCGCTGGGCATGGTTCCGGCTCAGTTGCTGATGCATGAGCCAGCTGGTAGCCATGCCGCATTGATGATGGTGGCCACGAAAGAAACTGGACTAGGTCTGTCAGCGTTTGCGGCCTTGGCCGAGGACATGACGCGAGAGCAGTTGACGAGAGCAAGAGCGGGCTTGTCTGAGTCGATCAGCGCCAATGCCGAGTTATTGCGGTTTGTGGACTGCGCTTTGGCTCAGCCGGCTGAAGGAAGGTAGCGCGCAGATGTCCGACTGGCTGCGCATGGAGTTGTACCGCATGGCTTGGAAGGTATCCAAGGCCAAGCCGGAGGATAAGCCGCGGCTGCGGCGCCGCCATATTGAGCTATTGAAAAAATCCTTGGGGAGCCGGGATGGAGTGGGTGAGGGTAAGCGGTGACGTCGTCGCTGATGCCGCCTATGTGCTGAGCTTGCCGACCATACAGCTACGAGAACGCGAGTTGAGGCGCTTGGGCCGAGTCTACGGCGCTGGGCATCGTGAAAGCGTGAGCCGGGCAGCTAAAGAGAACTGGCCGGCGGCAGAGTCGAAATTGCCGCCGTTGCCGATGGAAAAACACAGTAACCCGCGACTTGCCGCGCTTGCGGCGGTTGGGGGGAAAGGGGGGCTATGAGAATTCTGCTATCTGAACTAGAGCAGGCGACTTTGTTGGAATGCAGCTTGGAAGCATACCGACTGTATGTGGCCGGTTTGCGGCCGTGCATGGACATGCAGACAGGCATTGTCGGCCGAGGCTATCCCGTTAGCCGCGCCGTGCTGGCCATCAATTGCCAGTACGTGCCGCCGCGTGGCAGCCAGCGGCCGGCCTGGCGGCCGTCGCATAAGCAGGTTGACGCCTTGATTGAGGAGCTGATCCGGGTTGGATTGGTCAAGCGTGCCGCTGCAGTGCAAGAGGTGCAAAAGCTGGTGGTGAAACTGCCGTTGGCATTGGTGCGTCCGCAGGAGGAACGGGACATGAAAGGGAAAGGCAGAGGGGGAGAGCTTAAGGCGCTGAAAACCCTTGTCTGGAAACATTTTCCTGACCGTTTGAGGCGACTGGAACAGGACGGGAGCGGGTTGAATGAACGGGACATATCGGAGAATCAGGGAAATAAATATACATACCCCGCGCATGAGAGAGGGGCCGCAGGACCGACGAGCCCGGCGGTGACGCTGGTGATTGCCGCGCGTCGGCTGGGGGTGAAGGTCGGTGGCGCTGCCCACCCTGCCGTGCAGGCATGGGCAGATGCCGGGGTGACGGTTCCGACGTTGGAAGAAGGCATCGCCCGCTGTCGCGCTTACATCCCAGCGGATGAACAGATTCCGGTCAAATATCTCGCCAGCGTTTTGAAGTCGATGGATGGGGAAGGAAAACTGTCTGCAGGGCATGCCATACGCCGTGGGCTGCGAGCGGTGAAGGGTGGCCAAGCTGGACGGTCTGCGCCGGGTTGGCTAAGCCTGCCATCTACGGAAGCGCATGAGGGGGCGGCGGTGGCGGGGAATGTGAAGGGGGGCGCTGATGGATGGATTGAATAAGGCGCTGCGATATTTTGATGGGCTGGCTGTCTTGGGGCGCATGGTGCCGGCGACGGGCATTTGTACCGTGCATGGCGAGTATGAAGCCGAGCTATTGCCGGGGCGGAAGCCGATTTGCTTGAAGTGCAGTCAAGAGCGGGAGCGGGAACGCAGAATGCAGGAAAGGCGCGATATGTTGTTGTGGGGGTGCGGTATTCCGGGGCGGTATCGACAGGCGAAGTTCCGGGACTTGCTGCCAGTGTGTGAGGCGCAGGCAGCAGTCATTGAGGCATTTAAGGGCTGGGTGGCTTGGGTGGGGCGGGACCGCAACGCCGGCAACGTGGTGATAACCGGCGGGCCGGGAACGGGCAAAACCCATATGGCCAGCGCCGCGACCTTGAACCTGATTGGACATCGTGGCCTTGGGGTACGCTATGTGACGGCGGATCAGATGCGGACGGAGATATGCGAAACATGGGGGAGGCCCGGACGCAGCGAGCATGCCGAGCTTAGCCGCTTCGCCTCCTATCCGGTGCTGATCATTGATGAAGTCGAAATCCTGGACCCGAACGGGCATGGCCTGCGCTATTTGAATCGGGTGGTAGATAGCCGGTCGGCGGAAGGGCTGCCAACGGTCTACATCAGCAACCAGACAAAGGACGGTCTGCGGGACATGATCGGCTATCGGGCCGTGAGCCGGATGTATGAAAACGCCCTGATTCTGCAATGCAGCTGGGGGATTATCGGGACCGCCGCCTAGCTGGCTGAGCGCGCCCGCATGGTAAAATTCAGACTAAAACAAAGCCCGGCGCGGATCGGGCTAAGGGGTTTCCTCGCTGACAGATTTGGGGGAATCGTAATGGTTGTTGATGTTGTGGGTGCGGTACGTTGGGCGCTGGAGCTTGTTGGGGCGGGTGGTTTGAAGGCTGCGCCATCCTTTGGCGAGGTGCGTGACGGGATGGTGTCGCGGGGGCCGGAATTGGCGCTGATGAACGCGCATGAACTTCATCGGGCATCGCTGATGATGGAGCAACGTTTCCATGTGGCGTTGATGGCAAGGGTGTTGAGCGGCAGCTTGCCGCACCTGGAAGGATCGTTCAAAGAGTTGACTGCCTATGTTGCTCATTATGGCCAAAAGGGAGGCTTGAACGCCTTGCGGTTTGGCCGGGAGGGGATTGCGTATTGGGTCCGTTACTGGTTGACCGGCATGGGGTCGTTTCGAGAGTTCGGCCGTGAGTTCGGGATCGATGGCCAGACAGCGGCAGCCTTCTACCGGAGCCATATCGAAGTCTTGCTTGATGGCTGGCTATCGGCGGGCTGTGGCGCACTGGAGCCGATTGTATTGCGGCAGATGGAGGATGATGTGTTGCGTGTGGCTTGACGTGGGATAAATTCCGCAATAACATGCCGTCAACACCGCCAGAGGTGCGTCCAAAGCCCAAGTCAACGACTTGGGCTTTTTGCATTTCTGGCCTATCTTCAACTTCCCTGTACTGCATTTTTTTCAAGCCCCGGCCAGTTGGTCGGGGCGTTTCTTTTTCTGGAGCTTCTATGCCTGTCGCACCTTCCCGCCCTTGCCGCTACGCGATGCAGGGTTGTCGCCAGATGGCCGCGCCGGGCAACAGCTGCTGTCCGGACCATGCATCCCATGTACGCCGGGTGGCAGATCAACGGCGGATGTCGGATGAAACCGTGGCCAAGGTCCGACGCTGGTATCGGCAACGCATCTGGTTTGCCCGGCGCGATGCCTGCCTGAAGGCGGCGCTCTATCGCTGCGCCACGGCGGGATGCGTGGAGCGGGCGACCGATTGCGACCACATCCGCCCGCATCGTGGCGACTGGTCGTTGTTCATCGAGTCGTCCAATCATCAAGCGCTTTGCCATTCCTGCCACTCGCGCAAGACCGCGCGGGAGGACGGCGGGTTCGGCAATCGGCGGCGCGAGGCCGGCCAGGGGGTAGGGGGGTGAAATCCTTCAGCCCGACCGCCTGGCCAAGACCGCGTGCCTAACCGCGTTTTTCTCCACGCTGGATTTTCATAGGGGGGGGTCTAAATCCCCCAACAAGCCCCGAAAGGGGCTTTTTTGTTTTCTGTCGCGTTCAACTTGCTGAAAGGCTCTGAAATGGCCGGAAAAACCCCTTTGCGAGCGGGTTCCGGCGTGATGCCCAAACCGCCCGCCTTTTTGACTTCGAAGCGTGGCCGCGATGTCTGGAAATACACCATCAACGCGCTGGACAGCGCAGGTCTGGACTGGACATCCGCGCTGCTGCAGATCGCCTTGTTGGCGGACAAGGTCGATGACTGGCGGACGCATGTCGAGGAAGTGGACCGCTACGGCCATCGCTACGACGAGGACGCCAACGGCGGTTCACTGGAAACCGATGAGTCCCGCGCCGAGCGGCGGGCGCGGGGCGAGGTGATGAAAGACCTGGACGAAGGCGGCTTGACGGTGATGGCCGCCGGCCAGGTGCGCGCCCTGGATCGGATGTTGACGGCGGACTTATTCGTCTCCGACCCGTTCGCGGTGATGGACCAGCTGGGCGAGGGCGGCGCCAATTTGCCGAAAAAACCGCCCTGGTCGATGACCAAGGCGGAAGCGCGTGCCTGGCGCGAGATACAGCCGCTGCTGCAGGCGTCGGGCTTCGACTATTCGTCGGCCGGCATCGCGCTGGGCCTGATCTGTGCGGCTATTGCCGACTGGCAAGCCTGCAAGCAGTGGATTTTGGACAATCGGGGCAAGATTTTCGCGGCGGCCAAGGAGACCGGCCGCCGGTATGAAGTCAGCGCCAGCTACAACCGGGCAAAGATCGCCAAACAGATACGCGAATTGCTCAAACGAAATGGAATGACGGTGGCCTCATGCGCAAAAACCAAGGCGCTAAGCAAGGGCCGGGTGATCAGCGAGGACTTGGCCGAGCTGCTGGGGTACATCAACGACAGGCCGGATTGATTCCGGCCTGTTACGTTTTACAGCCGTGGGATCAGTACGGCGTGGACGTGCTGGAAGGCCGCATCAAGGTCGGCCGCTATGTCCGGCTGGCGGTGGAGCGGCATTTCCGCGACCTGCAGCAGCAGGAAGCGCGCGGCCTGGTCTGGCGGCCGGAGATGGCCGCCCATGCGCTGGCCTTTTTCCCGCGCTACTGCCGCCATTTCGAGGGCGAGTGGTCGGGCCAGCCGGTGGAGCTAGCGCCGTGGCAAGCGTTCTGGATCGCGGTCGAGTTTGGTTGGTACAACCGGGACGGCCGGCGCCGCTTCCGCACCTTTTATGAGGAGGTGGCGCGCAAAAACGGCAAGTCCACCAAGCTGGCCGGCCTGGGCTTGTACCTGTTCGCCGCCGACAAAGAGGCCGGCGCGCAGGTTTACACGGCGGCGACGAAGCTGGAGCAGGCCAAAATCACGCACGCGGCGGCGGAAATGATGGTCGCCAAGTCGCCCGCCCTGCGCCAGCTTGTGCAGAACCACAAGAACAAGCTGTGGATACCTGGCACAGCGAACAAGTTCGTGCCGCTGGGCGCGGACGCCAAAACCCTGGACGGCTTGAACGTCCACGGCGCGATTATCGACGAATTGCACGCGCATCCCTCCCGCGACCTATGGGACGTGATCGATACCGGGCGCGGCGCGAGGCGCCGCAGTGTGATGCACGCGATTACCACGGCCGGTTTCAACCAAGAGGGCAGCATCTGCCTGGAGCAGCGAAATTACCTGATCCGGATTCTGGAAAATCAGGGCAAAGACCCGGCGTTGGAAGACGATAGTTTCGGTGGCGTGATCTACACGCTGGACCCGGATGACGATTGGTTTGACGAGTCGGTATGGTGCAAGGCCAATCCGAATCTTGGCGTGTCGGTATTTCTGGAAGAGTTGCGCACGCAAGCCCAAAAAGCGCGCGTGGTGCCGACCGCACTGTTCAACTTCCTGACCAAGCGGCTGAACATCTGGACGCAGTCGGTTGAAAGCTGGATTTCCCTGGACAGCTGGGATAAAGGCGCTGCGGTGGTTGATGCCGAGGCGCTGCGGCATCGGCGCTGCTATGGCGGTCTGGACTTGGCCAGCAAGACAGACATTGCCGCCTGGGTGTTGCTGTTTCCCCCGGAAAAATCAGGGGAACCATGGCACGTTCTACCGCGCTTTTTTGTGCCGGCGGACAACATGCTGGTGCGCGACCAAAAAGACCGGGTGTCTTACTCGACGTGGGCGCGGCAAGGCTATATCACGGCCACCGCAGGCACGCGGATTGATCAGGATGTGATCCGCGCCCAAATCCTGCAGGATGCGGCGAACTTTGATCTGCAGGCCATCGGCTTTGACGAATGGAACGCCGGCAAGCTGGCCAGCGAACTGACGGAAGACGGCTTGCAACTGGTCGCGCTATCGCAGAATTTCCAGAACCTATCTGAACCGACCAAAGAGCTAGAAGCCATGATCTGTTCGCAGTCACTGGCCCATGGCGGGCATCCGGTATTGCGCTGGATGGCCGGCAATGTGGTGGTGCTGCGCGACTCCAACGACAACTATCGCCCTAACAAGGGCAAATCGAGGGAAAAAATCGACGGCATCGTGGCGTTGATCATGGCGTTGAATCGGGCGCTGTATCACCCCATGGCGGAATCGTTTGTTTCCGCCTACGAAGACGAGGTGTGTTTGTGAGTAAGTTGGATTATTTGACGCTGCTGGTCGGACTGGCCGGCGCGGCGGCGGTGACGGTCGGCATGTCGCTGTTGCACGTGGCGGCCGGTTGGATGGTGGGTGGCGGCTTCGCGTTGGCCTGGTCCTGGATGACGGCGCGCAGCGCGGGAAGGGCGTGCTGATGTTCATGTCGCAGCAGTTTGGCCAGTCTGCGGCATCGCCCGATCCGGGGTGGCTGTCCAGCCTGCTGGGCGGCGGCGCCCGGAGCGCGGCCGGGGTGGCGGTATCGCCGGACAAGGCGCTTTCGATTACCACGTATCAGGCATGCATTACTACGCTGGCCGAGTCGCTGGCGCAGCTGCCGTGCGAACTGTATCGCCGCAACGGCGACCAGCGCGAGCGGGTAACGGATCATCCTGTTGCCCAGCTTCTGCGCCAGCCCAACGGCTGGCAAACGCCGTTCGAGTATGCCGAAGGCGCGCAGATCGCTGCCGCGCATGATGGCAACGCTTATTCCTACATCGAGCGCGACGAGGCCGGGCGGCCGGTGGCGCTGTTGCCGATGGAAGCCGGCAAGGTGGCGGTGCTGCGCGGTGCGGATTTGATGCCGTATTACCAATTTAATGGCCAAGAGCCGATGCCGGCGCGCATGGTCCATCATGTGCGGTGGTTTACGCGCAATGGCTATACCGGCATCAGCCCGGTACAGCTGCATTGCGATAGCCTGGGCCTGGCCCTGGCGACGCATGGCCACGCCAGCGCGGTTTTTGCGAATGGGACGCACCTGGCCGGCGTGTTGGAGCGGCCGGCGGTGATCGGCGGCCAGGATGTGAAGCCGCTGAGTGCGGAACGGGTGCTGCAGATCAAAGCGGCGTGGAAGAGGGAGTACGCCGGCCGGGACAACGCGATGAAAGTCGCGTTGCTGCAGGAGGGTATTACCTTCAAACCGCTTTCGATGACGAATGCCGATGCCCAACTGATCGACGCGCGTAAGTTGTCTGCCCTGGAGGTGGCGCAGATTTTCAAAATGCCGCCACACAAAGTCGGTCTCTTGGACCGGGCGACAAACAACAACATCGAGCATCAAGGCATCGAGTATGTGATTTATTGCCTGATGCCCTGGATCAAACGCCACGAACAGGCCCGCATGCGCGACCTGTTGTTGCCGTCCGAACGTGGCGAGCTGTATATCGAATTCAACGTGTCCGGCCTGCTGCGCGGCGACACGCAGAGCCGCTATGCCGCGTATGCGATTGGGCGGCAATGGGGCTGGCTGTCTGCCAACGACATCCGGCGTTTGGAAAACCTGCCGCCGATCCCCGGCGGAGATGTCTATATGCAGCCGCTCAATATGGTGGACACGCGCGGGTCGTCGCTGCAGGGCAAGCCTGATGCCAAAGTCTTGGCGGAGATCGAACGCATTCTGGTGTAGCCGACTGAAAAAAGCTTATTCCTATCTCAGGATCGTTTACCCGAGTATCATTCTTCTCTCCTATGGCGTTCAAGTGTGAGTCAAAGAGAGCGATGAAAAAACACGAATCGGTGTACAACATATACGCATTTTTTGAGGCTGAACAACTGCGAGCGATGGGTATCAAGAAGTATTATCGACAAGGCAGTGACCAGAAAAAATTAGATTTTTTACGTGAGCGCGCTATGCTCGATTTCTCATCGGTGCAAAGAGTGCCATTGGCGCAGCCTATATCCAAAGGGGAGTATTACTCAAGAGAGCGGTTAGGCAATACCCCAGAGATATTTGAACCCCTTTTTGCCTCCGTAAATGCGGGACAGACACCGCTTTACTGTGTAACACATATTGTGGATGGAGTTCCTGTGGTTGATCAGGTTATACCATTGGGGCCACTCGATGTGTCGGAATTGCCCGATGGTATGGGAAGGGCGGAAAGAATGGACGACTACCTGTTCAAGTATTTAGATAAAGAAACAGGCAAGTTTGATATGACGGCTTTGATAAATGATGACTATTTTGAAGCGATGCGACTGCTATTTAATAGTCGGCATTTTATATCATGCTTTAAGCTGTTGGTGTCATTTTTGGATACTGTTGCTTATGTCGAGTTTGGTGATAGACCGCCACGCACCACGCCAGTATTTATTGATTGGATTCGTGCCTTTTTCACTGCTGGTATCGCCGGGGCAACACCGGAAGAATTATGGGAGCTTCGCAATAGTCTATTGCATATGTCGAACCTTGAGTCACGAAAAGTTGCTGAAAGGAAGATTGTAAGATTATTACCTTATGTCGCTAGTAAAGACCGTGCGCCTAGCACTGATCCGATGACCAAGTACATCAACTTCAAGAATGTGATTGAAGACGTGGGAGAGGCAGTCGCTAAGTGGATTGCTACATACAACGAGCATCCAGAGAAGTTGAACACTTTTATCTTGCGCTATGATTTGGTGGTGTCTGATGATCGTTGGGCAACTATCACTAATACACTTGCAGAGCAATAACTAAGAACTTGCCCGTTTTTTTAACCGACCCGCCGCCAGGCGGGTTTTTTTATGCGGGAAGGTAAGGCATGCAGCCAATTGACTCGGAACTGGCGCGGGAAGCCGGCGAACAAATCATCGAGGCGGTGAAGGAGGGCCGTCGCGACGTGATGGATTTGAAATGCCCGGTAAGCGGTTGGGGAGCCGAATGAATGAGCTGGCTCTTTTCGGCGGGGCTGGTGGCGGAATACTCGGTGGCTACCTGTTGGGATGGCGCACCGTCTGCGCCGTTGAGCGTGATGCCTACGCCGCACAAGTTTTGGCGCAACGACAAACCGATGGATGTCTCGCGCCTTTCCCAATTTGGTCTGACGTGTGCAGTTTTGACGGAAGACCGTGGGCGGGATTTATTGACGTGGTATCGGGCGGTTTTCCTTGCCAAGACATCAGCGCCGCAGGACGGGGCGCCGGCATTGAGGGCGAGCGGTCGGGACTATGGGCCGAAATGGCAAGAATTATCGGTGAAGTACAGCCCCGATTCGTCTTGCTGGAAAACTCACCTTTGCTTGTGGGAAGAGGTTTGGCTTTGGTCGTCGGTGATCTTGCCGAAATGGGGTTCGATGCGGAATGGACTTGTTTATCAGCATCCGACCTTGGAGCGCCCCATAAGCGGGATCGGATCTGGCTCGCCGCCGTGGCAAACCGTGGTCGCGGACGACGCGATAGAGCGAGCGGCGGGCAAGTGGAACAGCCGGGGGGAGCCGAGGCTGAGCGCACAAGTGAAGCTGTGGCCAACGCCGACAGTTCATGGGAATTACAACCGCCCATTCCTAGGGAAGAAGTCTGGGATGGGATTGGCGACGGCGGTACGGTGCCAGAGTCCTCAAAACTCGCCCCCTGGTGTGCTGAATGGCCAGCTGAACCCGGAGTGGACAGAGTGGTTGATGGGCTGGCCCATCGGGTGGACCGGATTAGGGCGCTTGGAAATGGACAGGTTCCGCGCGTGGCAGCGGCAGCATGGACCTGTTTGAAACCAAACGCTGAATTGAGCTAATCCGGTCTTTGTTCTTATTGTTTTTTAAACTTTATTGATTCCTGCATGGCTTTTTCTGCCCGAATAACCTTGGGAGCGTCTTTTAACATGGCAAAAGAAGCGGTAAAAAATAGTAGAATTAAAAATATGTATACAGCTAAAACTGATGGTCCTGCACCGATTAAAAGCGTGGATGAATTTGCTACTAAGAGCATAGCTATGTAAAAGAAGGCTGCGTACCAAATGAATCTTATTGCTCTGCCTCTTTTTCTTTGTTTTGTGGTTTCAAATCCCTTTTGATATATATATTGACCTAGGGTGCTATCAAACTTAATAAAGTCACTAGCGTCTTTGAGCAATTTGACGAATAGGGTTGGATTATTTAACTTTAATATGTGCTCAATTTCTTCATATGGTATTTGTCTGCCAAAGAAGATTTCGAAAGCCAGTTCTACTGAAACTGGATGTCTTTTTTCTATATCGAAAGCCAGGTATGCGTTTATGAAGTCTAAACGGATGACCCGTTTGTCTTTGCGTAGGGTTATATTTTGAGTTTTAAAGCGACTGGTTATCCAGGGGAGAAGAATTAGGCTAATTACAGGTATAATTAGCTGCTTAAAAATCACACTCCAAGTTTCACTGTCCATCTTATTTTCCTGGTTGAAAGATGGCGATGCTATATCAAATTTTTACAATGCGCAAAATTTATCAAGCTGCCACGGTGGTGATAGGAGTGGCGTAGCAATCGGCAAAATTTTACGAGAGATTTTTTGTTGACCGGTCTGAAGAAATTGAGGCGATGCGATTGCATGGAATATATGGAAAAGGATGAGTGATATGAACGTCCAGAATCAAATGCTGCCACAGCTGGCCACGCCGTCGGCAAAGGCTGGCCAGTGAGGGGGCAATTCTTGCTGTCGCAGCTGTTCAATCAGCCGCACATGGTATTGCCGGACGTGCTGCATGAGGCGGTGGCTTGGGCTGGGGAGCGGGCCGGCGTCGAGTTGCGCCAGCTGGGCGTCCACGTCGCCGCCGCGCTGCAGCCTGCCGCCTGGCGCGATGACGGCGGCCGGGCGTCGATGGCCAGCCTGGCGGAACAGCGGATGCAGTCCGCGCAGCAAACGGGCCTGCTGGTGATTCCGGTGCAAGGGCTGTTGGTGGCGCGCGAAGCGTCCGTCAATTTGTGCGCCACGCAAACCAGCTATGAAGGCATCCGCAGCCAGATACAAGCGGGCCTGAACGATCCGCGTGTTAGCGCCATAGTGCTGGAGCTGGACAGCCCTGGCGGCGCGGTGGTCGGCTGTTTCGAGCTGGTGGCCGACATTGAGGCGGCCAAGGCGGTCAAGCCGATTCACGCCCTGGTGCATTTCAACGCGTTTTCCGCCGCCTACGCCATCGCCTGCGCCTGCAGCGATATCACGCTGTCCGAATCGTCGGGGGTGGGGTCCATCGGGGTGATCATGAAGCATGCCGACTTCAGCCAGCAACTGGCCAGTTCCGGCGTAGCTGTCACCACGTTTTACCGGGGCGCGCGCAAAAACGACATGGCCAGCGATGCGCCGTTGTCGGACGACGCCCGCGCGGCGGTCGAAAAGCGCATGGATGCCTATTACGACAAGTTCGCCGGGGTGGTGGCGAGCAACCGCGGCCTTTCCGTCGCGGCGGTCAAGGCGACCGATGCCGGGCTGTTCTTCGGCGCTGAGGCCGTGCTTGTCGGCCTAGCCGACCGGGTGGAAAGCCAGCAATTGGCAATCAACCGGATGGCGGCCGAGGTGGCCGCGAGCCGGCCGCCGCCGCTTGCGGCTTCCCGGCGCGCGACCGCCGCCGCGATGGCGATGGCCGCCCAGCTGTAACCCTGCACAAACCCAATATACCGCGCCTTCGGGCGCGTTTTTCATTTCAGCCGCTTCCAGCGGCTTTTTTTACGTCTGGAGTCTGGATGACCGTAGTGCTTGAGTTGAAAAAACGCCGTGCCGAACTGTCCGCCGCTGTGAACCAACTGGCCGCGCTGGAGGCGACCGGCGCCGCGCTGAGCGCCGAACAGGTGGCCAGCATCGACGCGATGCAAAAAGAGTTTGACGACATCGGGGCCAAGATCGCCCGCGCCGAAGCCGCCGAGCGCATGACGGCCGCCACGGCGCAGCCGGTGGACAGCTCGCAAGGCCCGCGCGCGGGCGCTGCGCCGATCCACGCGACGCCGGCCGCGCCGACCGTGAAGGGCGGCGGCATGGCCCGCATGGCGGCTGCGTTGATTGAGGCGCAAGGCAATTACCGTCAGGCCGCCAACATCGCGGATGAGCGCGGCTATGGCCAGGAAGTGGCGGCGGCGCTCAATACTGGGTCGCCGTCCGCTGGCGGCGTGCTGGTGCCAACCAATATGGCGCGCGAAGTGATCGAGCTGCTGCGTCCTAAAACCGTGGTGCGCAAGCTGGGCGCGCGCTCGCTGCCGCTGAACAACGGCAATTTGACGATTCCGCGTCTGCGAGGCGGGGCGACGGTTGGCTATATCGGCTCTGACAGCGACGCGCCCGTAACCGGCGTGAAGTTCGATGACCTGAAGCTGTCGAGCAAAAAGATGTCGGCGCTGGTCCCGATCAGCAATGACTTGCTGAGCAATGCCGGCATCAGCCCGAACGTCGATCAGCTGATTGTTGATGACCTGACATCGTCGGTGGGCGCGCGCGAGGACAAAGCGTTTTTGCGCGACGATGGCAGCGGCAACCTGCCCAAGGGCCTGCGTCATTGGGCTTTGGCCAATAGCGTGTTTACCGCGCCGGAGCTGAGCGCCATCGATGCGGCTGCGCTGCAGGTGCTGGAAAACTTCCTGAACAAGCTGATTCTGTCGCTGGAAGGCGCGGACGCCAATATGGTGTCGCCGGGCTGGGTGATGTCTCCGAGGACTTTCCGTTTCCTGGAGGGCCTGAAGGACATGAAGGGCAGCAAGGTCTATCCGGAGTTGGCCAATCGAACGTTGAAGGGCTACCCGGTCGGCGTGACGACGCAAATCCCGAACAACCTGGGCAAGGATGGCGACGAGTCAGAACTGTATTTCGCCGACTTCGGCGATTGCTTCATCGGTGAAGACCAGTCCCTGGTAATCGATTTTTCCAAGGAAGCCACTTACAAGGATACCGACGGCCAGATGGTAAGCGCCTTCCAGCGCGACCAGACGCTTATCCGCGTGATCGCCAAGCATGATTTTGGCCCGCGCCACCAAGAGTCGATTGCGGTCGGCGTCGGTATCAAGTGGGGCAAGTAAGCACGGTTCAAGGCTCGCTACGGCGGGCCTTTTTGCATTTGAAGGGTACAGCATGATTGCAGTGAGGTTTACCGCGCCATACGGCATTTATACGCCGGGCGATGTGGCTGGATTTGAGGGACAGGCCCGCGTCGATGAACTGATTGCGCGTGGCGTGGCCGCCTTGGAGGGCGAAGACGACGAGGGCGAGCCGGCGCCGGTAGAAACCAAGCCGGCGGCCAAGAGCAAGGCCAAGGCGCAGCCAGGCGGCGAGTAATGGCGGCCGAGGTGATCCGACGCAACACGGCGGCGGTGCTGGCGCTGGATGAAGTGCGGGAGCAGTGCCGGATTGATGCCGACTTGACCGACGACGACACGCTGCTGCAGATGATCGAGCGCGCGGCCGTGGCCAGCGCCGAGGCCCGGATCGGCGGGCCGCTGTTGCTGGCTGAATGTCGCGAAACGCTGGACGCGTGGCCGGGCCTGCCCTGGTTGTATCTGGATATCGCGGGCGGGCGGGAGGTGGTCGCCATCGAGGCGTTGCAGCAAGGGCAGCGCCAGCCGCTGCCGCTGGAAGCCTTTCACATCGAGCGCGGCGAGCGGCGTTTGTGTATCAAGCCGCTGAAAGGCTGGCCGACGGTGGACTCGGTGCCGGGGGCGATTGCCATCGTTTACCGCGCTGGCTTTGCCGAGGCCGGGCAGGACGTGCCGGAGGATATGCGGCAGTGGCTGCGTTTTCGCGTGGCGACTCTGTACGCCTATCGCGAGGAAGTTAGCGCCGGCAGCGTGGTGGCGTTGCCTGACAGCCTGGTGGACAGCCTGATTGCCCATTACCGGCCGACGGAAAGCCCGCTATGAACGCCAGCATGCTGAACAGCCGCATCCGGCTCAGCCAGCCCATCAAGTCGCGCCAGCCGTCCGGCGCGGTGCGGGACAGCTGGAGCGAGCCGAAGCCGGTGCACGCCAAAGTGGACTACCTGGGCGCGCGAACCTATACGGCCGCGCTGGCCGAGCAAACCGGCTGCAGCGTGCGCGCCACCATCCGGCGCCGGCTGGTGGCGCAGGGGTGGCGGGCGTGGGTGGACGGTCTGCCGCTGAAGGTCAAAACCATCGAGCCGCACAAGGACCGGGGCTATCTGGTGCTGATGCTGAGGACGGACGATGGCAACGGTTGAGGTTCATGGTCTGGATCTGGTAATGCGCCATCTGGACGCGGTGCCGCGCAAGCTGCAGCGCAAGATTTTACGGCGTGGGCTGCGCAAGGCGGCCGCCCTGGTGCGCGACGAGGCTCGCCGCCGGGTGCGGCGTCGATCCGGTGTGTTGGCAAAGTCCATCATGGTTGCCAGTTCGCGCGGCAGCGGCCAGCGCGGCGCGGTGGCCTACAAAGTCGGCTTGCGGTCGCGCGCCTGGTACGGCCGTTATCTGGAATATGGCCACATCAAACGAGGGAGGGGGCAAAAGATCGCAGGCGGGGAACGAAGACGCGCCGCGACGCGGGAAGTCTTGAAAGGGGCGGGGCAATTTGTCCCGCCCTATCCATTTATGCGGCCTGCCGCCGACAAGTTGCCGCGCGCCTTGGACGCGGTGGCGGATGAAGTGCGCGGCGCGCTGATTAGCGGGGAGTTGTCGAGTTGATAGGGGCGGTGCTGGTGGAGCTGCTGGCCGCGCCGGAGGTGGCCGCCCTGGTCGGGGATCGGGTGTTTCCGGTGCATCTGCCGGATGAGCCGGTTTTGCCGGCGATTGCCTATCAGGTGTTGGACGAGAAGCGGCAGCAGATCGCGCGCCGGCCATCTGGCCGCGTGCGCAGCCTAGTACAGCTGTCCATCGTCGCGCCGGACTATGACGCCGCCTATGCGGTGGCCTGGGTGATCCGGCGCCGCCTGGAGCGCTGGCGCGGCCGGGCCGGCGGGGTGTTGGTTTACGACACATTGGAAGAGTCGTCGCAAGACGTTGGGGACGGCGCGCCGCATATGGTGGCAATGACTTGGCGAATTTTTTGGAAGGAATAAAAATCGGCAGAAAAAATTCTGCCGTTTTTTGTTTAACTCCACTCGGATTCTTTTCGTGGTTTCAGAGAGCACAGCCAGTATGAGGTTTTATTTTTTTCAAGGTCTTGCGTGGGGATTGAACTTATATTTGGATTGTTTTGTGCGATTTTAATTGACTGTGGGCTAAATTCTTCTTCTAGCCTGTCAATTTTTACTCTTCCATTTTCATGGATAAAGTTCAAAACTTGTTCAGCTTCGATTGTGAAGTTTTCAAGCTGGTTATTCATAAAGAAAATCCTCTATTAGGCTTTATTTCATCTGAGGGATTCAGGTGATGTGCCAAGGATATGGCCTGGTGGAGGTGGGTGTCAATAGCCGTTTTGGCTAAGGTGGGCTTTTATTTTTTGTTATTGGCTGTTCTGCTTTGTTGAATAGCTAAAATAAAAAAACCAATATTTTTTCATTGTTTTATTTCAGAGTGTGTTTTGCAATTTTGCACTTTTTGAAAAAATGATTTTATTTGAATTGGTAAGGTAAATGAGTAAAGTTGAAAAGTTGATGCGGGCAATGGAAGAGGCATTGCGGGGCGCAACGCCGGCAGCGGATCGCGTCAGCCGCGATGTCGAGAAGGGTTACAGCTTTGGCGAGTTTCCGGCCATCGTGCTGCATCAGCTGCGCGATGTGCCGCTGTCTGGCAGCCCGGTCGGTTACGAGTACCGGCAATTGTCGGTGGAGTTGGAAATTCAGGCGGATGGCGATGAACCGCATGCGGCCTGCGATGGCGTGCTGACGGCGGCGCATCTGGCTTTGCATGACTCGCTGTACAGTCTGCAAGACCTGCAGCAAGGGATGATCGATTGGGACTATGACGAGGAAAACCCCGCGCTGGGTGTCTGCCGCGCGCAGTACCTGCTGACGTACCGGCGCAGGGAAGGGGAGATGTGAATTTCCAATGAACACTAATTGGAAATTGAAAATGTTCTGGCTCGCTTCGGCGGGCTTTTTTGCGTTTTGGGGGATCTGATTTATGCCGCTGAACAGTAAGCGGGTGGCCATTGTCGCCAAAGTGGAAAGCCAAGAGGGTATCGATGCCGTACCGACAGGCGACGCGAACGCGATCCTGGTCGCCAACCCGAAAATCACGCCATTCGAGAGCGACAAGGCAGAGCGCAATGTGGTCCGGCCCTACTTCGGCAATGCCGAATCGGTTGTGACCGGGGTACGGATGAAGGCGGAATTCGAGGTCGAGCTGGCCGGATCGGGGACGCGTGGCACGGCGCCGGCCTGGGGCGTGCTGTTGAAGGGCTGCGGTTTTGTCGAGGCCATCGACAAGGATGCGGTGAGCTATGCGCCGGTTTCCACCGGCCATGAGTCATTGACCATTTACTACAACCTGGACGGCGTTCAGCACAAGCTGACGGGCGCGCGCGGCACGGTGTCCTTCGATCTGCAGAACAAAGCGCTACCGCGCATGAAATTCGTGTTTACCGGCGTCCATGGCGGCATTGTCGATGAGGTGGCGCCGGCCTTGAAGCTGACGCCGTTTCAGACGCCCATGCCGTTCGATGCCGCCAATGTCGCCAGTCTGCAAGTTTTCGGCTTCAGCCCGGCCGTGCAAAGCCTGTCGATTGATATCGCCAACGAGGTCAAGCACAGGAGTTTGCCCGGCGGTGCTGAACGGGTGCTGATTACTGGCCGCAAGCCGACGGCTTCCCTGCAAATCGAGTCCACCCGCATTGCCGAACGCGACTGGTTCGGCTTGGCGCGGCGCGTGATGAACAGCCCGCTGTCACTGGTTCACGGCAAGGCGAAAGGCAACATCATCCAGCTAGATGCAACCGTTAGCATCGGTAACGCCGACTACGGCGACAGCGACAACATCAGCATGACCACGCTGCAACTATCGCTGCTGCCAACCAATGGCGACGACGAATTCAGGCTGACGGTGCGCTAACCGTCTAAATCCACCCCTTATTCCACCAGCTAGGGGCTGCAATAGTGACTGGGCTTTTCAAACAAAGGACCAGTCATGTCGAGAAATTTTCAATTCAAGTTTTCCATCCGGGGTTGTGTTATCGAGCTTTCGTTCCCTGTCGATATCGGTGCAGCACTCGCTTTTGCGTTGCGTGTCAGGGCGGTTGTTGCGGCGGTTCTGATTTTCTGGCCCTGGTGAAAGGTATGCATGTTCATCATCAAAAACGACGGTCTGGCGCGAGTGCCGGCCGAAATCCATGCGCGCGCAGAGTCCGGCACCGAACGCGTCATCACCATCCATCTGACGGGCCGGCTGTTGTCGCAACCGGCCTGGGACGAGCTGTTTCAGCGCCATGCTGGCGCGGACGAGGCCGCCGACCTGTCGGCCATCTATCGCCAGAATGCGCGGTTGTACGCCGAAACCTTCACGGCCTGGGACGGCGTATGCGGCCCGGATGGCCAGCCGGTGCCGTTGTCCCTGGCGGCGCTGGAGGTCGCGCTGTTGTCAGTCGATGGGCCGGCCGTGAATGCCGCGCTGCAGCGCGCCGTCCACGAGCTGCGATTCGGCGGCGCCGTCAGAAAAAACTGATAGAGGCGGTGCGCTGGCAATTTGGGGAGCGCGCCGCCACGCAGTCGGAAAACCGCCGCGCGCTGCTGGATGCCGGCGTGCCGGCGGATCAGGTGGATGCGCTGCTGCCGGCCGAAGCAGCGCCAGAGGCTTTCGAGCTGCTGGCCGAAGGCTTGCCGGCGTGGCGGGTTTGGAGCGCGATGCAAACGCAATGGCGGGTCGGCCCGGTCGGGGCGTATGGGCTGGACTATGCCGCGCTGCCGGTGGTCGAGACCCGCTGTGGGGAGGCGTTGGATAGCGGGTTGTTTGATGCGCTGCAGGCGATGGAGCGGGAGGCGCTACGCCTGATGTCGGGGAAAGGGGGGTAAATGGCGGCGCAAAACGTTGGCTCGCTGGTAATCAATCTGGAAGCGCGCGTCGGCCAGCTGCAAAGCGATATGGCTGCGGGTAAGAAGGCGGTGGAGGACGCCGCCGCCAACATCGAGCGCGACAGCAAGCGGGCAGGCAAGGCACTCGAAAGCATGGCGTCCAGCGCGGCGATGCTTTCGCAAGGTGGGCTGTTTGCTGCTGCAGCGCTTTCGCTGCAGGCGATGAAAGACAGCGTTCTTTCCGTTGTACAGGCACTGAATGGTGCGCAGATCGCCAGCGAGCGGCTGCAGAAATCGCTGTTTTACGCCAGCGGCGGCGACCTACGGGCGATTGCTTCGGATATCGCCTGGCTGCGTCAATTGGCGGCCGAGCTGGGGGCGGACTTTGGCCAGGCGTCAGCGTCCTATGCGCAGTTTGCCGGCGCAGTGAAGGGGACGCCGCTGGCGCCGTATGCGCGCCAGGTGTTCGACTCGCTGGCCACGGCCGCCAGCGCCTTCGGCCTGTCGGCAGAAACGGCGCAGGGGGCGATGTTGGCCCTGGTCCAGATGTCCGGCAAGGGCGTGGTATCGGCGGAGGAGTTCCGGGGCCAGCTGGCCGAGCATTTGCCGGTGGCAACGCAGGCAGCGGCGCGCGCGCTTGGCGTCACAACGGGCGAATTCAGCAAGATGCTGGAGTCCGGCCAGCTGCTGGCCGCCGACTTCCTGCCTAAGTTCGCCGCCGAGCTGAAGCGCATGAGCGCGGACGCGGCGGCTTTCGGCGGCGAGGCGCAAAAGGCCAGCGCCAATTTCGTCAATTCTTGGGAAGCGATGAAAACCGAGGTCGCGCAATCGGGCGTCGCGTCCTTCATTTCTGGCCAGTTGGCCATTTTGACGGACGCTTTCGACGATGTTGCAGAGTCGATGCGCCAGGCCCGGAAAGAGGGGGCGGGGTTCTGGGGACAGGCGCAGGCGGCCGGCGGTGCCGCGCTGCGCTTCCTGAATCCGGTCAACGCGCTGCACTACGACGCATCGAGCGACAACGCCAGGGCGGCTCAGCTGAAGGAGCGGATCAAGGATGGCGAAGCCAATCTGTATGAATGGTCGTTTTCGCAGACGCTGGAACAAAAGCGGGCGGGCCTGGTTGCGATGCGGTCGGAGCTGGCCGAGCTGGAGAAGCGGGCAAAGGTGGTATCGAAGGATGCCGGCGCGGCGCAAAAAGCCAGGGAAGCGGCGGACGCGGCGCGCAAGGATGCCGAGGCCCGCGCGAAGAAATACGCCGAAGACGATAGCCGGCTGAGCGACCGGGAGCAATACGACAAGCGCGTCAAGAAAGAGGAGGAAGCGTTTAAGTCGATCGTGGCCGAGCTGCAAAAAGGTAGCAAGGCGTATCTGCAGGCAGAGAGAGCGCACCAAACCGCCGTCGGCAAGCTGCGCGACGACTTCGACAAGAAGCAGGCCGCCGAGCGCAAGCGGGCCGGCGCGCAGGGCCGGAGAGAGGATGCCGCAATCGATGCGATGCAGCGTGAGCTGATGGGTGTCGAAAAGCTGTCAGCTGCTGAACGCATGCGCTTTGAGATTTTGGAAGGCAAGTATGCAGGGTGGGGCGCGGCGAGCCAGCAAAGGCTGTTGGCCATGGCGGCTGAGTTGGACGCGATGCGCCAGTTGCGCGCGGAAAACAAACGCTTCCTAGACGAGCTGAACCGGGATGTCGAGCGCTACGAGGCGCAGCAGCGCGACACGGCCCAGCGACTACGCGGCGGCGAGTACGACAACGCCGCCGAGCGCCTGCAGCGCGAGCATGGTCAACGCAAAGTCGATATCGAATACAACGGCAATCTTTCGCAGGAGGAGAAAGGCAAATTTGGCGCGGCCGAGGACAAGCGGCATGAACGGGCGACCGAGGCGCTTCGCAGTAGCGAGCGGCAGGGGATCGGGCTGCAGTCCGAAGACCAGCAGTTACGCGACCAGTACGAAAACCGGCATCGGCTGATCATGGAAGCGACCACGCTGACAGAGACCGAGCGCGCGGACTACATCAAACGCAATCAAGAGCAGTTGAATGCGGATCTACTGAATCTTGAGCGCAACCGCGCATCCGCGATGCTGTCGAGTTCCAGTCAGCTGTTTGATGGGCTGGCCGGTTTGGCCGCTGGCTTCAAAGGCAAGCAATCCGGCATATACCGCGCCATGTTCGCCATGAGCAAGGCGTTTGCCGTTGCGGACGCCATCATCAAAATTCAGCAAGCCATTGCAACGGCTGCGGCAAGCGCGCCCTGGCCCGCGAACATGGGCGCGATGGCGTCGGTGGTGTCGTCTACGGCCGGCCTGGTGTCCACGATCAGCAGCACGAACTTGTCGGGGATGGCGCACGACGGTATCGACACTATCCCACGTGAAGGGACGTGGTTGCTCGACAAGGGCGAGCGCGTAATAGATCGCCGGACGAATGCCGATCTGAAGGACTTTCTAACCCGCGTCAACGCGCCCGCCGCCGGGGGCGCTGCGCCGGCTCAGCCGGTGAAGGTAATCATCAACAACCTTGCGCCAGGTGCGACGGCGCGAACAGAGGAGCGGCAGGGCGCAGACGGCGGCCGGGAAATTCTTGTTCTGGTTGAACGCGTAGTAGAAAACAAGTTGGCCGAATCGATGAGACCTGACGGCCAGATTTACGATTTTGTCAGGGGGTAATGTGGCGGAGGTTTTTAGCTGGACGCCGTTGTTTGGTGGTGCGTCGTCAATCCGGGCGCGAGTGAAGGAAGCCCGGTTTGGCGATGGCTATGGCCAGCGGGTGCCCGACGGCATCAACAGTATGCCGCGCGTGCGCAAGCTGTCTTTCGCAGTTAGCCAGGCCGAAGCGGATGCGATTGAGGCGTTCTTAATGCGCCATGCCGGCGCGCGCTGGTTCTGGTTCACCTACCCCGGCGCGGCGCGGGCCAAGTTCCGCTGTAGTGAGTGGGACCGCTCATATCTGGCGGCCGGAGATGAGGTAGTCGCGGTGACGTTTGAACAGGTTTTCGATCCGGGGGAATAAATGGGCGTGATACACGCGGAAAAGCAAAAGCTAGTTCCGAACGCGATTGTGCAGCTGTTTGAGCTGCGGCCGCCGCCTGGCGTGTCGGTGCCGGCGATGCGGTTTACCGCCAGCGGCAACGGCCAGGCGGTGACATTCCAAGGGTTAGCTTACGAGGCGTGGGCCATCGAGGCCAAGGGATTTGAAAGCAGCCAGAAAGGCGCACCGCGCCCGAAGCTGTCTATCGGCAATGTCGCGACGCTGTCGGATGGGCGAGAGGTGCGGGGGATTTTCACGGCCCTGGTGATGCAGCATCAGGGCCTTGTCGGCTGGCAGTTGGTGAGGCGGGTGACGCATTCCAAGTTTTGCGCGGGTGGCGAACTAGCCGACTTCCCGGAAATGTACCCGGAGGAAACCTGGCTGATTAATCGCCGCGAGGCCGACAACGGCGATGCCATCACGTTCGAATTGCGCAGCCGGCTAGACCTGGCTGGCAAGCGCGCGCCGGGGGTGCTGGTGACACGCTATTGCCCGGCGCATGTTGTCTATCGGGGGCGCATTGCGGCTATCAGGGCGTGGCGATGTTCGACGCGCGGGAACAGCCGGTGACTGACCCGCGATTAGACAAATGCGGCAAACGGTTGGCCAGCTGCCGTATCCGGGACAACCTGCCGCACTATGGCGGTTGCCCCGGGATGCGTCGTTACAACTAGCGAGGTTTATCAGTTTTTTTGGTTGGTTTAATGCAATCTTTTGAGGTGTGTTATTGCAAAACATTCTAGCGTGTAATCCTTTTTAGGTGACTTTAATGAGTAGCTAAATTGTAGGTCTACGCGCCGGTTCACTGCATTGCATTCTTTGGCCAAATCTTTATCTTTGATTGCAGAGCAATCTTTGAGTGGTGAGCGTGCCCCCATGGTTTTATTTCTATGTTGGCGTTTTGAATGTCTTTGTATAGGTTATCTGTGCATAGCATGGATAATGCATGGGTTGCGCGCTCACGGCCTAGTTCTTCATTGCTGGCTTTTTGTATCGGCATTGGATCGGCATGTCCAATGACGGTAATTTTGCTGAGGAAGCTTGTTCCAACCTCGCCAGTGTTAGTCTCTATAAAGGTCTAATTTGCTTGGCGAGCTGGTCTTTAACGGATGGCTCATTGTCTGGTATTGTTTTGTTTGATGGAAATACAAGCGCATCGCTGATTTCTGTGCAACGCACATTTTGAGAGGCAATTAAGCTTGCTTCATTGCTGTCTAGTTCTACTCTTGGGTATGCGTCATAGGGATTTTTATCTTTTTTAATGCTTTCATTGGGGGCGCTTGCATTCGTTTTGTTTGTGCTTTCTTCATCACTATTATTTTCGATTCTATCTGAAAAGCCTAATAGCTGAACATAGCTTCGAGAGCCAATTCCATGCCACCAAATTTTAAGGTCGGTTACGACAGCGGAGCCTTCTGGGTTTCTGCATATGCTAAGAGGGATGTCTTGTAGTTTGGCCGCATTTTCTAGACGTTGGAGATTTTTCTTTGAAACCCACATTGAGGCTCTGTCTTGGTAGAGTCCAAGAGGCTTTACCACGGTGCTGTTAAACATGAGTGAGCCTAAGTCAGACCATTTAATCAGTGGCAGTAGCAGTAACATTGCAATGCAAAATACGATTCCAATCCGGGCGTTTGGGTATTTTATTTCATCTTTTTCTTTGAGTACTCGCTGGTTATGATTGACTGAAGAAGGGCGAGAGTAAAACCGCTGAGTTGAATATAGATTGAGAGATTTCCTCCCCGATTGCCGGCTGCAGCACATATTGATTCCACAATAAACCAAAGTGCATACAGTATGAGCCAGCTGAGAGGCTGTGGGGTAAGGTTATGCTTTTCATAGTACCAAGGGAGTGCAAAGCATGCCCACAGTATTTTAGTCAGTGTAAATGGTATGAGGAAAATTAAAATCGTAAGAAACGTATAATCTTTTACGAAGGGGAGTTCTGATGCCCAATTTGAAACAGGCAGGATATAAGATACGGTGACGCTGGTTAATATGAAAGGGAAAAAATAAGGAAAAGGTCTAGAGCGTAGTCTTTTACATTTCCCCAATCTATGTCCCAATATGATTTCTTGGTGTTGGTTTTTTCGTTTTCTTGTGAGTCTTTTTCTTTCTTTTTTGCTATTGCGGGAATGTATTTTAATCTAATGTAGTCCACTATCGGGTAGAGCGTATAGGCTCCCATGCATGCAGTGACAAAGATGATAAACCCAAAGGCGATTGAGAAGAATAGTAATAGTACGCTGTCGCCTATGGATAGGCCGGACGGTAAGAACTTCGCCTGAGTGTAGCAGTAGATTAGTAAAAGAATAAATCCATATGCACTTGCAAGGCCAATGGTTAATTTTGAGTATGAGGAAATTTTTTCGGCAGTGGCCTTGGACTTTTCTTCTAGTGCTTTTTTGCTTTCATTTTCAGCCTTTTCTTTTTCTGCTCTGTTTTTTTCAGCCTCTTGTTTTTTGCATCTATTTCGCTTTTTGTGAGCAGATTTTTAAGGTCGGATTGTCTGGGTGTTTTTTTATGAAAAACTAGCCGGTAACGATTGTTTTTGTGGTCTGGCGTCATGTGTCACATCCAAATGTAATTTATTAGTATAGCTGCGGTGAGGTCGGGTATTGATCTCGGTACTAAATGGAAAGGAAGGCGTGTCTCCGTTGTATAGGGCAAGTGTGTAAGTGAATGGTCAATGATAACGGCATTCTAAATATGTTCAATAGATTGCCGTCAATTTTCAAAGCCGCGAAAGCGGCTTTTTTCATGGGTAAAGCGATGACTGCAACATCCGAACAAATCGCCGCCATGCTGGACTTTGCGGCGCAGGCCGGCGAGAGAGAGGCTTGCGGCTTGGTGCTGGATTCCGGCCGCGTCTATCCCTGCCGCAACCTGGCGGACGATCCAGAGCATTTTTTTCGCATTGATCCCGCCGGGCGAGCAGCGGCCGAGCAGCTGGGCCGGGTCGCCGGCATCTGGCATAGCCACCCGAACAGCACGGCGGAGCCATCGCTCATTGATCGGGCGATGTGCGAGCGTTCCGGCCTGCCGTGGCATGTCGTCAGCTGGCCCGGCGGCGATTATCGCTACATCGAGCCGAACGGCTGGCGGGCTGATTATCTAGGCCGCCCGTATTGCTATGGGGTAATTGACTGCTGGGAGCTGGTGCGCGACTGGTACGCGCGCGAACGCGGCGTGTCCTTGCCGCGCCCGAACGAGCCTGACGGCTGGTGGGAGCGCGGTCTAGACCTGTTCACTACGGGGGCCGAGGCCGCCGGTTTTGTTTGGGTCGATGACGAGCCGCAGGCCGGCGACGTGCTGTTGATGCAGATACGAGGCCAGCGGCCGAACCATGTTGCCGTCTGGCTGGGCGACGGCCGCATTCTCCACCATCTGCGCGACCGGCAATCGGAAACACACATTTATGGCGGCTGGTGGCAGCGGGTGACGGTGCGCCGGGCGAGGTATCGCGCATGAGCGAGATTCGAACGATTCGTCTTGGGGGCGCGCTGGGCGAACAGTACGGCCGCGAGCATCGATTGTCGGTGGCGTCGGTGGCCGAGGTGGTGCCGGCGCTGAATGCGCTGCATCCCGGATTTAACAACACGCTGCGCGCCCTGGACGAGCAGGGGCTGGCTTTCCGGGTGACGGTCGCGGATAGAGACATCGCGGAGCAAGAGCTGACGCTGGTTTCGCAAGGGGATGTGCTGATCATGCCGGAAGTGTTCGGGGCCGGCGGCAGTCGCCAGATTTTGGGCAGCGTGCTGATCGCGGTGGGCGCGGCGACGTGGGCATTCGGCGGAACGCAGCTGATGGCGCTGGGCATCGGCCTGATGGTTAGCGGCGCGGTGTTGATGTTGACGCCGGTTCCGCGCCTGGATCAGTCGCAGAGCGAGCAGCAGCAGGGCAAGCCGTCCTACCTGTTCAACGGCGCGGCGAACAGCAGCGCGCAGGGCGTGCCGGCGCCCTGGGGCTGGGGGCGACATCGAGCGGGCGGCATCATCATTTCGGCGGGTATCAGCGTAGAGGACATGTAAGGGATATGGGGGCGTTGGAAATCATCGGTGCCGGCGGCGGCGGGCCAAAAGAGCCGCGCAAGCCGGTAGAGGCGCTGGACTCGCTGCAATCGCTGGCCACGGCCAGGGTGTTGATGCTGGTGGGAGTGGGTGAAATGGGTGGACTTGTCGAGGGTGACAAGTCCATTTTTTTTGGCGGCGTGCCGCTGGACAATTCGGATGGCACGCGCAATTTCGAGCGGGTGCGTGTTGAACATCGGGTCGGCACGGCGGCGCAAACGCCGATGGCCGGGTTCGATGAGATCGAAACCGAATACGCGGTCGGGGTCGAGGTCAAGGCCGGCGACAAAGCCGGCATCGCGCGCAACATCGACAACCTGGATGCCGCCGCGATTCGCGTAACCGTTTCCGTGCGGGGCCTGATGTCGATCAACGACGACGGCGACACGAACCCGTCAAGAGTGGATCTGGCGGTTGATGTATGCCAGCCTGGCGGGGCCTGGCAACAGGTGCGCAATATCGGCATCGAGGGCAAGACCCGCAGCAATTACCAGCGTAGCGTCCGGGTCGATCTGCCGGGGCGCGGGCCGTGGCAAGTGCGGGTGCGGCGGCTGACGCCCGACAGCACGTCGCAAAAGCTGATCAACGCCACGGCATGGGATAGCTATACGGTGTTGCAGCCGCTGCAACTAAGCTATCCGGGCTATGCCTTGCTTGGGGTGACATTCGACGCCAGGCAGTTCAGCGCGCTGCCGGAAATCACCAGTGAATGGAATCTGTCGGTGTTGCAGGTGCCGAGCAACTACGATCCCGCCGCCGGGACGTATAGCGGCGCATGGGACGGCACATTCAAGCCGGCGCATTCCAGCAATCCGGCCTGGTGCTTGTACACCTTCGCCACCGACGAGCGGTTCAACATCAATTTGCCGGGCGATGGGGCGTGGAAGTGGGACTTGTACCGCATCGGCCAATGGTGCGACCAGCTTGTCAGCGACGGAGCCGGCGGCATGCGTCGCCGCTTCGAAATGAACGGCTATCACGGCGACGGCGCGGACGCCTGGAAGGCGCTGCAAGACATGGCGTCGGTGTTCTGCGGCAAAGTCATTCCGTCGGCGGGCGGCATCCGCGTTGTCGCCGACATTCCCGGCGACACGCCCGGCAAGCACTTCGCGCCGGCCAATGTGCTGGATGGCCGCTTCACCTATACCAGCACCGAGCAATCGGACAGGTATACGGTGGCCAGCGTGTCGTTTGTCGATCCGGCGGATGGCTGGAAACGGTCGATTGAATACGTCGAGGAGGCCGAGGGGCTGGCGCGCTACGGCTACCAGCCGGCCGAAGTGGTCGCGGTCGGCTGTACCAGCCGCGCGCAGGCGCAGCAGCTGGGGCGCTACATCTTGGAAACCGCGCAGACCGAAACGGAGCTGTGCAATTTCGGGGCTGGCCTGTACGCGGCCGATTTGCTGCCGGGCGAGTTGTTCACGGTGTTTGACCCAACGGTAGCCGGGCGGCGGATGGGCGGCCGGCTGCTGGCGGTGAAGGGCAAGACGGTGACGCTGGACGCGCCGGTCATGCTGGATGCCGGTATCGCCTATAGCCTGGAATGCCCGATGCCAGACGGCCAGCTGGTGCAACGCGGCGTGGTGGTCAAAGAGGGCGAGACAGACCGCCTGCAACTGGTCGCGCCGTTCCCGGCGCAGCCGGTGGAGGGCACGACCTGGGCGCTGATCGGGACCAATTTGCAGCCGACTATCTGGCGCTGCGTGTCCAAGCGCGAGCGCGAGCCAGGTATCTACGAGATTAGCGGCTTGCAGCACAACCCGAACAAGTGGGCGGCCATCGAGCAGGGGCTGTACATCGAGCAGCCGCCGACATCGAGCTTGCCCGATCCGTCACAGATTCCGGCTGTCGGCGCGGTGGCGCTGCGCGAGGTGTCCTACCTGACCGGCGACGGCCGCCGCGCGGTGCGGTTGGAAGTCGATTGGCCGGCGGTCAATCATCCCTACCTACGGGGCTATGTCGTCGCCTACCGCGAGGAAAACGGCAACTGGCGCGAGCTGCCGGAACAATCCGCCAATCACGCCGAGCTAGAAGGGCTGTTGCCGGGCGTCTGGCAAGTGCGGGTGTCCAGCGTATCAGCCACCGGCCTGCGCAGCATCCCGGCGCTGGGCAAGGTCAACGCGCGCGGCCATACCACGCCGCCGCCGATGCCGGCGCTGTCGGCCGTGGGCGGTCCGATGAAGATTGAACTGACATGGCGCTATCCGGCAGGTGCGCCCGAGCTGATCGGGGCCGAGTTGTTCTACAGCACCGACGCCAACGACGGCAATCCGACGCCGCTGTGCGACCGGGCCTATCCGGTGAACAGCTACACGCATCACGGCGTCGGCCTGGGCGTGCATTACTACTACTGGCTGCAAGTCACAGACGGGTGGGGCAATGTGTCGCCGCGCGCCCGCGCCGATGCGGCGACCATCCGCGACCCGTCACTGTTGCTGCAACAACTGCAAGGGGGCATCAGCGGTAGCGAGCTGGCCGACGAGTTGCGCAAGCCGATTGAAAAAGCGGCCAACATCACTGCGGAGGTGGACCACGCCGCCAAGCTGGCGGAATCGGCCATCGATGCGGCGATGCAGTCGGTGTTGACCAGCGACCAGTTGGGCGACACGCAGGCCCGACATCGAGCGCTGGCGAAACAAGAGCTGAAGACTACGTCCACCGCGCTGCGCCAGGAGGCGACGGCGCGGCTGGAGCTGTCGGCCAAGCTGGACGACACGCGGGCCGATCTGGTGCAGGAACAGACGGCGCGGGCTGAGGCGGACAACGCCATCGCCAGCGACGTCAAGACGCTGGCCAGCCGCACGCAATCCGACTTTGCGGCCGTGCGCCAGGAACTCAAAACCGCGACCGGCCCGGACGGCTCGCTGGCGCAACGGCTGGACCAGCTGACGGCCAAGCATGAGGCCGCGCAAAAGACGACGCAGGCGGGTTTGCTGCAAGAGCAAACGGCGCGGGCGACGGCTGACGATTCGCTGGCGGCCGACATCAAGACGCTATCCAGCAAGACCGATAGCGGCTTGGCGACGGTGCGGCAGGAGTTGCAGACGGCGACGGGGGCTAGTGGCGCGCTGGCCAAGCGGCTGGACCAGTTGACAGCCAAGCATGAGTCCGCCCAGCAAACGACGCAGGCCGGCTTGTTGCAAGAGCAGACGGCACGGGCCAAAGCCGATGATGCGATGGCGGCCGACATCAAGACGCTATCCAGCAAGACGGATTCGGGGCTGGCGACGGTGCGCCAGGAACTGCAAGCCGCGACCGGCTCCAGCGGTTCGCTGGCGCAGCGTCTGGACCAGATGTCTACCCGCGTCGGCGACGCCGAAGCGACGATTACGCAGCAGGCCAAGAGCGTGGATGGCCTGATGGGGAAATGGTCGGTTCAGATTACCCGCACGGCGAACGGCAAGACCTTCGCCAGTGGCCTGGCGCTGAACAACGGGGCGAACGGCAGCGAATTCGCCGTGTTGGCCGACAAGTTCTATGTGGCGCAACCGGATGGCGAGGGCGTGCGCCAGGTGTTCACGGTGGGCAGCATTGGCGGCCGGTCGGCGGTCGGCATCGCGGGGGATCTGATCCTAGATGGCACGATGTCGGCCAGCAAGATTTCGGCGGGCGAAGTGCGCGCCGAGGTGGCGCTCTACGCCGCGTCGATCCGTGGCGGCAACATGAATATGGGTGGCGGCCGATTCAGCGTGGACAACGGCGGCAATGTGTCGATCAGCAGCGGCGACGGCGGCGCGCGGACGGAAATCAGTAATCGGGTGATTCGCGTGTTCGATGAAAACGGCGTCGAGCGCGTCAAAATTGGGGATTTGTCAGCATGAGCAGTCATGGATTGATGGTGAAAGATGCGGGCGGCCGGGCGATGCTGCATACCGATTCAATGGCGAGCAGCCTGGTCGATGTGATTTACCTGGGCGGCGGCAACGGCGAGCGGGCCTACCCTGAGCTTGCCGGCTTCGCCCTGGGGGTGACGCAGATTTACGGGCCGACGATTGGCGGCGGCCGCAGGCGTATGCACGGTGTCGGGATGGATTACAGCCGTGGCCATCCCGTCGTGCGTTGGTGGCAGCAGACGGGCGACGTCGCGCCGACAACCCTTTATGTGATGTCTGTTCGATGAGCCAGCATGGTTTCATGGTCCGAAATGGCAATGGCGGCATTGTCGTCAGCGACCGGACGTATTCGCTGGTCTTTGCCGGCGTGGCGCAATTCAACGCGGTGACGGGAACGCCGAGCGGCATTGTGCCTCAGTGGTACGACTTCATGAAGGCGCTGTATACGCTGCGTTACTACGTCAGCTGCCCGTATGAGCCGTTGCCGTTCATTCGCCGTTCCGGCGGCTGGGCCGGCATTGTCGGGGTGCAGGGCGCGGGGCCGGGGCGCTGGGAAATCACGCTGGCGGTCTATCCGAATCACCAGCCGCAAGTCTTGGTGTTCTGTCGGACGCCGAACACGGTTGCCGGGCGCTGGGGCATGGTACTGCGGCGCGAGGATGGTTCTATTTGCTATGACAGCAATCAGCGCAATTTGGTGTTGATGGATGCGGTGGTGCATACGCCGTCCAATATCCACATTATCAAGCAAGTCAAGGGTGGGACGCCCGGCCGGCGAGCGGATGGGACGTTTACGCCAGTGCGCTGGAATAGCCCGAATGCCGCGTATTGTTATTCGATCAATGGCAAATACATCAGCGATTTTGGCTATTACTCGTATTACGACTTACTGAATGGATTTTTGGAGGATGGCGGGTTTCGAACTGACTTTTGTCATTTGGCAAGAGGCGGGCAGGATGGCGGCGACGCAATGGACTGCATTTCGCAAACCGTCATGATTACCGATGCCAGTTTGTACGTGTAATTGAATTCAAGTTGATGCCCGCTTCGGCGGGCTTTTTTTATGGGTGAATGAAATGGCAACGGATGTTGCGTGGTATCGGGTCGGCAAGATCAGCGTGCAGCAGGGGGCATTGACCGTAAGTGGCCTGGATACGAAATGGTCGGGCCAGGCTAATCCGGGGGATATCCTGATTGGCCCGGATGGCAAGCTATATGAAATCGCCACGGCGAGCGATGCCGCCTTGCAGCTGCGCACGCCCTACGCGGGCGGCAACGCGGCCGGCCAGGCTTACGCCATCGTTCGCAACTTCACCGGCTCGCCGCTGGGCGAAGTGGCGGCCGAGCTGGCCAAGATGCAGCGGCGCTGGATGGTGACGCTGGCCGGCTTCCGCGATGTGCTGTTGACCGACAACGATCAGGCGATGCTTTACGACGAGCTGGGCGAGGGGAAGCAGGTGATGTCCTGGCTGGCCATCAGTCGCGGGGCTAGGGAGGGCCTGGGCGCGATGGAGGCGGCGCGCAAGGTGGTGGTGGACAATTCCGCCGATCTGATCGCCTCGCGCAACGCGGCGGCGGAAAGCGAGAAGAACGCGGCGGCCAGCGAGAAGGCGGCCAAGGCCAGCCAGGCGGCAGCGAAGGCCAGCCAGGACGCTGCCAAGACCAGCCAGGGCGCGAGCGCGAGCAGCGAGAAGAACGCCGCAGCCAGCGCAGCCGCTGCGGCGGCCAGCGCCAAGGCCGGCGGCGACAGCGCCACGGCTGCGGCGGCCAGCGCGGCGTCCATCAGCGATGTTGCGCAGGCCGTCGAGGAGGCCCGAAAAATTACCGGCTGGGCGGCGCGCAAGGGCGACCCGGTGCGGGTCAATTCGGCCAAGTCGCCGGACAAGGGCTTTGTGTCGCTGGATGTGGTGCATAGCGACGGCAACGGCCGGCTGTTCGCGCAGGCCGCGACCGGCGGCGCGATGATCGATCTGGACCCGCAGCCGCTGGATGGCGTGTCTGGTGCGTCGCTGCGGGTGTTCCGCAATGTGACGACGAAGGGGCCGGCGCTGGTGGATATCCACGTCGGCGACGGCAGCGCGACGATACAGCATCGGATTGGCGCGAGCGGGTCCGATACCCTGTTGCATCAGGAAGGCGGCCGGGTGCGGATTGGCCGCGCCGGCATGCCGAGCCGGCTGGATGTGGTCGGCCAGTCGCGGGCGGATACCGTCCGCGCCGGCAAGGGCTACCCGGATAGGGGGGATTCGTCGGTGGTCGGCTATGGGTTTGATGATGACGCCGACACGGGTCTGTTTGCAGACTATGAAGGCGACAAGCCCATGACCGGGACGAAGAACCTGGCGCTGTTCATCAACAGCAAGAACATCCTGGAAGTGGACCAGCAGGGGCGAATCAAGACGCCGGCCTATGGCCTGCTGGAAAACAAGTTCGCGGACAAGCCCTATGTTGACGCTGCCGTGGCGAAGATCGTGGACAGCGCGCCGGAAGCGCTGAACACGTTGAAAGAGCTGGGCGCGGCGCTGAACAACGACGCCAAATTCTCCGATACCGTCGCTAGCCAGCTGGCCAAGAAGCTGGAGGCGCAGGACCTGGCCAGCTACGGCATGGGCGGCAATGCGCGCAACATCGGCAGCGGCGAGCTGACCGACAAGCGCGCGAACGGCTTTTATCACGCGCAGGCCGATGGCGGAAAAGGCGTCAAGGGCGTACCGGGCAGCGGTAGCAATGGCATGTTCACGGTCAACTATCTGAGCGACAAATGGGGAGTGCTGACATACCGCGCATGGGGCGGCGAGGTGTACGAGGCGCGGCTTGAAAACGGCACGTGGAGCGATTGGAACCGTCATTGGCATACCGGCAACGATGGCGCGCTGTTGATGCATCGGCAGGCCCTGGGCAAAGACGTTGATCTGAACACGTGTCGGCAAAACGGCTGGTTCTGGCAGGGAGCCAACGCGAACGCGTCAACAGGCAGCAATTACCCGTGGGCAGTGGCCGGCGCGTTGTCGGTGCTAGAGCAGGGCAGCATGACGTTTCAGCAGTACCAGACCTATCACCCGGACAACACGCAGCTGTATTTCCGCAGTCGTTATAACGAGCGTTGGGGCGCGTGGGCGAAAGTCTGGCATGACAAAAACCACGGTCCGGGGTCCGGCCTGAATGCCGATACCGTGGACGGGTTGCAGGCGGCTGACCTGTTGGCGCTGGCCGGGGATCAGCAGGTAACGGGCAACAAGCGGTTTCTCGCGCCGCTGACGTCTCAGCCGAACGGCAGTTCCTGGAAGGATTGGGCGACAGATGCGCGCTGGGGTGGTCTGCAAGTCGCCTGCCCGTCGAGTGGACAAGCCTATACGGTTTGGCGAGCGGTGCAGGAAGGCCAGCAGCGGCAACTGGCGGCGCTGGCGGTGTGCAAGGGCGGCAATGATGATGCCGTGGCGCAAGTGGTGCTTCACCTTGGCGGCCCGGGCGTCAATGATATGCCGCATCTGTGGCAGGGCAACGACTACCGGGCGGCAGGCAATATTGAGGCGCGTAATAAGTTGCTGACGGGCAATCTGGCCTGCGCGATGGCAAAGGGTGATCAAGCCGCCGCGCTAGAGGTGCGCGCTAATATTAATGGGAATGGCGACAAGCAGACTGCCGCCATGGCTTTTCATGTGCCGGGTGTGTGGGCGGTCAAGCTGGCGCTTCGTCATGATGGCGTGTTCGGCCTGGGTGGCTGGTCGGCCGATGAGTGGCGATGGTTTGTCGATACCAAGACCGGCGACATGACGGCCTCCGGTAACGTGACGTGGTTTTCGGATCGGAGACTTAAGACCGACATCGAGCCGATTGCGGACGCGTTGGACAAGGTCCGACGCCTCAATGGTTACACCTTCACCCGAACCGATACCGGCGCGCGCCAGGTGGGGCTGATCGCGCAGGAAGTGCAGGCAGTGCAGCCGGAAGCGGTGATCGAGGCGGCGGACGAGGCCAAAACGTTGACGGTCGCTTACGGCAATTTGGTTGGCTTGCTGGTAGAGGCGCTGAAAGAGCAACAGCGCAATTTCGAACAGTTAGAGGCCCGCATTGCTCAGCTGGAGGCCGCATGACGTTGCCGGCCAGCGGGGCGTTTTCAGCGCGGGAGCTGAATCTTGAAATTGAGCGAGCCGAGGGGGCGGCAGGAAATGCAGGCGAGGCCGAGTTCCGACGCTTAGCGAAAGTCGGGAACGGAGCCTATTCCGCAAAGGACTTTATAGGTAAGCAAGTGGAGGTAGAAATTGCGCTCACGAAAATAGAAGACTATTCGGAAAAGGTAGTAGGCGGCTGGTTTCAGTCTAATCCAGTGGATTGCATCGTTCGCTATGCCGGGATCGAGGCGATGAAATATCAATGGGAGCAAGTCGGCAAGGTTAATCCAAAAGTTAGAGTGCAAAACGGGCGCGATAAATTAAAGACGCTAGTGGTTGAATGCCGGGAGCCGGTCGTAGGGGTGCAATGGCAATGTACGGTTAGAAGGTTGAGAGACGATGCGTTGATGGGCGTGAGTCCTGTTTTGTCGATTACCTTCCAGTGGCGCAAGTGAAATGATGATATGTAATCAGCGAGGTGTCATGCAGGAGATTGGAAAAGGGGTCGCGGCACTTTTAATTGTGATCATGCTGGCAGTGGTCGGGGCTTCTATCGCCTTGGCCAAGATGCTGGTAAGTGGCGAGCAAATTACGGCCCGTCTGGCTGTCGGGCGTGCGATTTTGGGTGGCGCGACTTCTACGGTTGCCGGCCTGGTATTGATGCGGTTTCCGGATATGCCTTTGCCGGCATTGGTGGGAGCCGGTTCTGTCGTGGGTATCTTGGGGGCGCAGTGGTTGGAGGCATGGCTTAAAAAGCAGGCCAATAAATTTGGCAGTTAGCAGTAACGCAGTTTAGTGAATTAAAAATGCCCGCAGATGCGGGCTTTGTTGTTTCTAAGGGGATGATATGGAATTGGTGCAAACCGCAATGACTCAATTAGGCGTTGAGGAACAGCCGCGCGGCTCCAACGATGGGCCGAAGGTGCGTCAGTACCTGCAGGCGGTGGGGATCGGGTTTCCTGCGGCCTGGTGCATGGCCTTCGTCTATTGGTGCGCCCAGCGCGCGGCGGATGAGACCGGCGCCGTCAATCCGTTGTTGAAGACTGGCGGGGTATTGCGGCAATGGAACGAACGCCCAGCGCTGCGCGTGAGCGCGCCGCAGCCTGGCGACGTGTTCGTCATGGATTTCGGCAAGGGGCTGGGGCATACCGGCATCGTTGAGAGGGTGGATGGCGACAGGTTGCTGACGATCGAGGGCAACACCAACGCCAGCGGCGGGCGCGAAGGCTACGCCGTCTGCAGGCGCGTGCGCAGCGCGAAGCTGTGCAAGGGTTTTCTGCGGGTGGGACTGTGAATGGGCATTTGCGGGCGGTTGTCGGCGTTGTGGTGGTCGTGGGCTGGCTTGGGTCAGTCTGGTGGGCATATGGTCAGGGAGCTGACGCGATACGCCAGCAATGGGCAATGGCCGATGCGAGGCGAGGGGCGGCCGAGGCCCGCGCCGATCTAAAAGGCTACCGGGCTGAGACGGAACGGCTGCATGCGCTATCACAGCGGATTGAAGCCACGTTGAGCGCATTGCGCCAAGCGCAGCCACAAATTCTAGAAAGGTATAACCATGTTGTGGAAAAGCAGCCATTGCCTGCTGAGTGTCGCCCTGGTGCTGACAGGTTGCGCGAACTCAATGCCGCCATCGAGGCCGCCAATGCCGCCGCTTCCGATCAACTTGGCCAAGTCGTGTCCGCAGCTGGAGCCGGTGATGGTGGATAGTTGGGATGCCGTTGCGAAGGGGTATATTGATGTTCTGTTTATCTATGCGAGTTGCCGCAGTGTGACGGTGAGGTAAAAAAACAAGCCCCGAAAGGGGCTTGTTATTTAATGCAAGATTTTGAATTCATGATCTGCCATGTAGGCTTGTTTAATTTCAAATGTTGGCAGGGTGTTTTCTTTTCGTTGTTCATTAATGCTATGAATGTAATCTACTGTTTCTTGCGCAGCTTTAACGCCGAGTATGACTTTGCTTATGTATGCAGGGTTAAAGCTCATAGATGTGTGCTTCGTGTTTGCTAGGGCGATTCTCCACTCGTTTTCGTATTTCCATGCACTTGCTTTGTGAAGGTTGTAAACGTCGTAATCGTCAGGTGTGCTGGATATGTAGGGGTTAATTACGGGGCGCATATTATTTGTTTGGTATTCAACTTGCTGGAATAGCGTCGCCATTTCTATGTCTTCTGTGTTGTCAAACTCTATGCAGATTCCTTGGTGGTAATTTGTATAGTGTGACCACATAAGAATATTTTCAGCATCTGTTGTGGCGCAAAAAATACCAGTATTTGCGCAGGCTTGCCTTAGGTTTGATATGAGATTTTCAGTAAATTGCGCTACATTTTGTGAAATTTGATGGGTGTGAATGCTTATTTGAGATTCGCTGGGTTTGGGATTGTTATCAAGAATTTTCATTGAATTGATAACGTATTGGCGAATGTCTTTAATGCCACAATCTTTTTATAGTGAGGATAGACATCAAAGGGGTCGTTGAAATCTGTGTGAGAGGAAAGAAATAATTGATTGTGAAGAAGAATAGATTCTAATCTTCTCTTCTTTTCTTTAATTTCCTCTTCATTCGTTGTTATGAAAGGATGGGCAAGATATTTGTAGAAGTGATGGGGTAATCCATTGCATTGCTCTTTTAATATTCTAATTCTTTCGGCTTTGGGTTCGTTGAGGAATTTATCAGCAACTCTTTTGTCGCTAGCGGATAATTCTTGTGGGTTAATGTGGCGTAGTTTTTCTTCGAGCCAAATATTGTAAAGATTTTGCTGGCTAGGCTTTAGTATCGGGTTTTTCATTCTATTTCTTTCTGTGAAATGTTTAGAGACGGCTCTAAGCTTATTGCTTGTTATCTGTCGGATCGCTATTTTCTATGGCCTGATCGAAAACTTTAACAAGGCGTGGTCGATGTGTTCGGGAGTCATCAATTGCCCATTCTCCCGTTTTTCGATTGACATGCAATGCTTGCGGCTCGCCATGCTTAGGGATCAGCGTTAAGTCAATCGGTGGCAGAGTATGTGTCGGACCATTTGCTTTTGTTGGAGTAAAGCCATTCATATAGATGATAATCTTTTGGAATGTCTCTTTGATTAGGTGCTGCGCCATTTCTCTAGCGTCAAAATCTAATGCATTGACGCCATCCATTAGTTTGGTCAAGTCTTCGGCCAGAATGGTATGTGGCTTTTCAAGCGAAGGCTGCAAATTCTGTGAGTGGCTGCAGTAGTCAATGATGGCATTTTCAACAGGGACAACAGAGCAAGACGCTCTTGTTGTACATTTACGCCTTTTAGGCTTGTTATTTCCGCAGCAATGAAGTCTTCTATGGCCATTTTGCGGTGCGCCGTTTGGTCTTTTATTTCTCTGAAGCGAGTTGCCGCCCACAACGGCAGAATCACAATAACCGCAGCGTAGCAAGTTAGAGCCAGTGACTACGCTTGCAATGTCCTCTGGCTTTCTATGTTTTTTATGGCGAGGCAAAAACAATGCCTTGCGGTCCCGGTTGCTGATGAGTGCCGGGTAGTAGCCATCTAATTCAAATCTTTCACCATCAACGCTTACAATCTTGACGCCAGTTAGCGCGGGATTTCTGAGAAGCGTAGCTAAGTTGTTGGGCTTGGGCAGGCCATTCCCATTCATGACTAACCCAAGGTTTTTAAGGTGGTGAATAATGGATTTTGAAGTCTTGCCCTGACGATATAACTTAACAGCAATCTGGTAAGCTTTGGCGCGGTCTTCGATGGTTTCCCAATGATCATTTGACCAGCTCAGCCATTGCGGCGTGCTGCCGGCGGCAATGCGGCCGCGATAGGTGCCATTAATCCATTCTTTAAGCCTAGTTTTTAATGCGGCTTTAACGCGTTTGGATTTGATATCGCTTTCTTCGTGGGCGCGAATCATCACCAATAGACTATAAACCAAGTCCATCGGATTGTTCCGCAGGTGCTCGCGATTGTATTCTTTGTTGTCGCTGGCAGTGACAACCGTAATGCCGGAATTAATGATTAGAGCTAGCTGACTCTGCGCCAGAATGGGTTCTGCCCGGCTAAGTCTGTCTAAGCTTTCGACAATGAGAAATGAACCTTCCGCTATAAGTCCATCTTTGACAGCTTCTAGGAAGGTTCCTAGTGCACCCTGCTTAATATGTTTTTGGTGATAAGCGCTGAGTCCTTCATCCCGTAGGCTGAGCGTATCATCCACTTGTAAACCATTTTTTTCAGCCCATTGGCGCGCATATTGAGTCTGCCTGTCTATAGACGTCCCTGTAGATTGACGCGGGTCACTGAAACGCAAATAACTATATACTTTTACTTGGTCCATTGTTATTTTTATGATCCTGAGAGAAGGCTGGTTCTATCGAGGAATAGGATAGAAGCCAGAAGATTTATTGTTCCTCTGTCTTTTAGAGGTGTCGTTATAATCAAATGTTGCGCCTATTTCACGCATTTTATCTAAAACTTGAAGGACTTCATGTTCTGGCAGGGTTAGGCGCGCTGCAGTGTAAACAGCATATGCAGGCTCATTTTTCTTGGCTCTGCACCGCCAGTGTATTTTCTCCATTGGCTACTGCCCGACACGCCCGCAAGGTGCGCCATGTCCTCGCCTTGAAAGCCAAGAGCTTTTCGCAGATTGGCAAGGTCGTCAGTGGTGGGGCGGTATAGTTTTCGATAATTTTCATGTGAAAAAGCCTCGCAATGCGAGGCCCCTATTTTATTTACATAAGTAGGCGAAGGACGTATCTAGTTCTTCGTCGTAAACGATGGGTTCTTCAAGTCGTAAAGATTTCATTTGGGCAGAGAAGGCCACCGCAGTATTCACATCGTGGGGAGCACCTGAGATTGTGAACCTCTCATTTTCTTTTCCCCGGAATGTCCATTCTATTTCTGCGCCGGTTTCCTTTTTAATTAAGGATTCAATTTGCGCGCTCAGCATTTTCAGGCTGTGAATTTCTTGTGCGATGGAGCTTGCCAT